CCCGAGCCGACCTTGCTAAGGAGCCGCTCGCCGGCCCCTTTCGTAACTGTCTCGAGAACTGCTGACTTCTTCCCAGCGTCAGGCGTTGCCGCACCAAACTTGATCATGTTCTGTAAGTTGGAGCTTTGTGGAAGAGATGACACATAATTGTCAACAACGGCACGCTGCATTGGAGCAACTGGGGAGATACCAACTGGCACGTATTGTTCCATCTTTGTGAGCGGGAGAAGCTCAAAATTGTAACATAGCTGTACTATGTAGGTGGAACCAGGGGTGGTGTTGGTGATACGCATCAGCAACACACCATCTCGGTTGGTATCGAAAGCGTCAGTGATTGGTCTGTACTCATCCTCAACGGGAGAGTACTTACGATAGTTGAACTGACACCCATCCACGGCGGACTCAAAACTTGCACGAGAAGTGAACTCGGCAACCGTGGGGTAAGGACTCGTTGGTGGCGATGGTTTACACATGATCAGTCCCGGGGCATTGATCAACGCCCCAGTGAACTGAACCTTCACACTGAAAGAAACCAACCTGTACTTGGCATACAGATCGCTGAGTTGATCACTCCCCGGAACGGGAGTGTCAGGGTCCTTAAATTCATCCACACCCTTTTCATCATTCCTGATCCAGTAAGATGCCTTCAAGTTCGGAGCGAAGGACATGTTGACCCAGGTGGTCGCGGCTGAAAAAGGAACAGATGCAAGAACTTGCAGGGCTGTAGATCTGTTGGGGAGGTGATCTGGAATCTTAGCTCCATTACCAAGGGGGGGGTTAATTTGAGCCAAGGCGTACTTGGCCATTTCAGTTGCAACCGATTGTTGCGAGGGGTCACGAAACTTTTGGAGCTGCATGACACCTTTAACCCCAACACGCTTGGAAGCTTGTTGGACAGGAGCAGGGTTGACTCCCCTGACGATGGGCGGCCTCAACTTCGGCCGCTGCTTTGTTTGCCTCTTCGAGGCTTTTCGTTTTGTAACGATGCTCTTCTTGCCAGCCATATTCGTATCGAATAGGTTCAATTGTCGCGTCGTATGCTTGGGGACCGACAGACAGTGATGGTTCCACAGGGCATGAGTGATTATGGCCAGCTTCTTAGGCATTACTGCCAAGATGCCATGAAACATCATGCGAAAAAGTGTGGCTTCACGGTTGTCACCGTACAACATTCCTTCAAAAAGACCCATAGCAGCACCAGCCACCCATCGACCAAATCGAGTGGTGGGGATGTGCTTGAGTGTCTCTTCAAACCAAGGTGAGAAGAGAACGGAAATTAACCATGTCGAACGGTTGACAATTGATAGCTGAGGACATGTACTTGGAATACCAAGGTCCCTCTCCACTATCGCCTCAATGATCGGATCAAAGATCAAACCTGGTTCTGGAAGGTCCCAAGAGTCTAAATACTCAAGAGAAAATCCGTATCGATGCACGAAAAACTGCTCAGTTTCAACACACCGTGTGACAACAGTCTCAACACGGGCTGAGTATTGATTGAACAATTGCAAAGAACTAGGTTTATCAGAACGTAAACGCTCGATCATTTTAGGTATTATTGGTAGCACCTGACTGACATTGACTAAAGAGTCACAAGTTGCATCCAACAATATTTGTCTGCCATCTCGCTGTTGAAGCACGTTACTAGTTGTATAGAACGTCTTGGCGAGAATGCGGCCCAGTTTGGGCAAGAAGATTCTGCCTTCACTAGTGGGTACAAGCACAGCAGAACACATCTCAATATCAAAAGGGTTATCACGCCTGGTGATCTTCGGTTTCATCCCTGATAATATGAGAGTGCTCTCCACACTTTGTAGATCCACTGGTTTCTCGGTGCAAATGATTGAGTCATCCCCCAACACCATTATAGCAAGCTGGGTGGTAGGGGAATCAAGTACACGTCCGAAGGCATAGTAAAGAAGCACCATATTCATGAGAGATCCACCAATGGAAGTGTTGGAAACCCCTGATTGCACAGTTCCAGGCACACGATAATGAATCGTGCCTTGCTTGTTTCGTCCGTGGGTGACGAGTTGTTTGCGCAAAAGGTTCAACACATGCATGGGGCACCCAGCCAACTTGAACAAGTCAAACTGAATGTTCAAAAGCTGAATGCCGATGGTGGAGTCAAATCGGGTGAAGTCATTCTCATGCACTGTCCACCCCATATTGATGTATCGCTCTGTCCAGGCTCCCATAGTTTCAAAATTGGAACCGGAGGCGATAAAGAGATTGTCATCCGATGAAAACACGCTACATATCGATTTCTGCAAAGTGGCAACGGTTGGACCGACTGCCACCAAGTATGCAGGATTCTTGTCTTGGATGGAACGTGGAGTGGGCTTCACAGCCTTAAGATATGGCTCAACTTTGACAAAAACATTAGCAGAATGATAATGTCTCGCCCTTTGAGGGGCGATGAGATGTCGTTCGTAAGCGTTCTTAAGTATTTTCCGCCGACTCAAAGGAAAACCGTCGAGGAATTCCTGTTTGGAGACTCTCTTTCTCTCATGATACACTCCAACAAGTGCGAGTGTATTGTCGCGAAGGAATGCGGCCTTCGCTTGTCTCAACACGATGCTCAAAACCTCAGGTTTAGGATTGATAATCCTAGAACAAACTGAAGCCAACTGGTTGTGCTCACATGAAGCAAAATAGTAGGGGATAAACTTCCCCACTCCATAACCAATTAGTGTGGCTCGAGGTTTCAAGACCTGGCAGGATCCCACAACTGACGTGCGCAGTTTTGCATCTTCTGCAATGGGCATCTCTTTCCAGGTTTCGCCAAGGCATTGTCCTTTGAGGACGAGGTCTTGTCTCGGTCTTTTACAACGTTTGATGCAACAGATTACCCCCAAACCCCCGACAATGCCAATTAAGGCCAGGGAAGGTAGACTCATGGGGCGTCGGTTGCGATCAACGAATGCACCGAAGTTGCTAACCAGACCCACAAAATAGCGGGCCCAGTATGCAACCATCTGACCAACATTTCGCCAAAAGTTAGTGAGTGCTGAAACAGCTCTCAATTTCAAGGCGGGATAGTCTTCAGGTTCAATTGCGCGAATCGAACCAGTCAGATAGCCAAGTAATCCAATGAGTTTGGACTTGGCTCCGGTAAAAACCTGTTTAACGCGCTCAACTCTTTGCTGGAAAGCGTCGATAAAAGGCTGCATCAAAGACAGTCGGCGTGGGCCGAACCTCATCCAGAATCGCCATACAAACCAAATAGCAACATAGTGCCGCCAATTGGTGTGGGTTTTACACCACAAGTAAGCACGGGCGATCATCATCTTAAACCAAGGGCCCCACGACCTCATGTCGCTGGTGTTGGCCCGGGATAAGATTTCCTCGGATGCAATGCTGCTGTCAATTCTAGTGTCCATGATGTTGTGTGCGAACGCATCACAGAGGGACTTTACATAGGAGTTGGAATGAGTTCCAATCCACTTCCCAAGACGTGCATCATGTTTAGAATATCCAGCTTCTTCTGCCATACTGAGTAGCCTGTTTCTCGCTACGGTGTGAACTTCAGAAGTCCACGCATGTTGAATGTATGATTGCAGAACTGTCATGAGTTTGACGGGTTGCTGATCGATGTCCCAGAGTTCAGAAACTCGGTGGATGCCTCCCGGCATCAGACGGTCCACGCGGCCATGGATCACTACAATACGGTACGAAGACATATAAAGTACTGATCTATGGAGCTCGGCGACCAAGGTGACATCAAAGTTGTCAAGGTAAATACCTCCGTCATAAACCCATTGTGGCACAGGGTGAACAAAATCTCCCCCTCCTCTCACTCGACACCTTACGGTGTCTCCTTTACGTTCCACGGTGGCCTCTGGAATGCCTTTATCATCAGGAAACATCTCGCAATCCAGCAAATTCTGGATAGCTGCAAAATGAACGGGATGCTCTTGCCGTAGGATCGCTGCAGCCACTTGCACTGGTGTCATGTAATACAAAACATCAGTAGATGTCGACACAGAAAATGTGTGACACTCGCAGTCTTGCGCCAAGTGGTTGCAATAGGAGGTGGGCCCGGCTGAATGCGCAAAGCTATTCTTTCGAATGCTCTCGCGAACGTGATCAGCACTAGTCAACAAAGGACATGTGCTGTGGTTCAATCGCTTGAACGCCAGGGATTTGTTTGCATTTCCACCCCAATCGTGTATCCGCCCTTGTGACTTGGATTTCTTCAGAAAAGCCTTAGCTTGATTGTAATTCTGGTTTTCCATGTAATTGCGCAATGTGGCGCAACAAGGGTGGGAGTGGTGCTTTCGACCGTTTGGTAAGTCAGTCATTTCAAGTAAAATTTTCCAACGGTCGGGGATGATGAACTCTGAGAAAGGACTAAACTCCTCTTTCTTAGGTTCACCATTGTGAGGACTCGGCCTCGGTACGAATTTCTTCGTCACAGACGCCACGCGTGGCGTCGAAGGGTCTCGCTTGGAGCGTGAGGGCTCCCTTGAATGTTCCCGGCTAGCTGAAAGCTTGCTGGGTTTAACGGAAGGTGTCCGTCTAGTCGATTTTGTGCGAGCAGGAGACATGCTCTTTTCCTTCCAGGAGGCAGAAGGAGCGGAATCTCTCCGCAGGGGCTTGGTGTCGCTTTTGGCAACGGTGTCGCTTTTGGCAACGTACTTCATCTGGCTCTTGCGAGGCAGTGGAGTTGATACTCTATCCATAATCGATTACGACTAGGGGGAAAACG